TCCGCCCCCGCGCCACGGTCCAGGTGAAGAAGTTCACCACCGGCACCGCGGCTCAGACCAACCCGTCGAGCTGGGAGTCCAACAACGACAGCACGCTGGCCGCCACCTCGGTGACGGTGAACCAGATCTCGAAAAACTTCACCGTGACTCAGCAGGAGCTGAACCAGGGCTTCGCCCTGGCCGATCTGGCTGCCGGTTCGGCTGATCTCTTCGCCTACGGCATCAGCGACGTCCTTACCGCGCTGATGGTCTCCGGCAATTACGGCGCCGCCACCGCTATCGGCACGGCTGCGAACTTCGACACCAGCGATCTCCCGGCGATCCTCGCCCTGGCGAAGAACTATCGCTCGAAGAACCTGATCCTGGACGGCGGCCACCTGGCTCGCCTGCAGTTCTCTGCGGCTACCAGCAGCTTCCCGGATGGTCGCTACGAGGCGCTCAACAACGGCCGGTTCGGATTCGATGTGATCGCCGAGAACAACCGCTGGACCTCTGCCGAGACCAACGCCGTTGGCTTTGTGTGCGGGCCTGATGCCATCGCCATCGCCGCGGGTCTCCCGGTCGGCATGATCCCGGGTGAGTTCATCGAGCAGCGCACGGTCACCACCAACAACGGCCTGAGCTGCCTGTTGTCGGTGTGGTACAGCCGGGCGAGCCGCAGCCATATGGCGTCCTACGACATCATGTTCGGCGCCGCTGCCGCGGACACCACGCAGGCCGAGGTTCTGGTCACCGCCTAATAGGCTGAACCATGAGAATCGCCACAACCATCTCGGTGGACCGCAACGGCAAGGCAAAGATTGTCGCCGGTCCCGAGGTCGATGCGTCTCTCCAACGCACCGACTTCAACACCGCGAACGTCCCAGAGGGAGGCAAGCTCATCCTGTGGATACAGGGAGCCCTGGCACCGAAGATCCGAAAAGGTTAACCGTTCAAATTGGGGGGCTGCTGGGAAGTCTCGGCGGCCCCCCTCTAACCAAGATTCAAAATGGCCGTTCAAACTGACATCGCCACGCAGGATTCAATGGGTCATCAGGGGTTCACTCTGGTCACCGGAACCTCCGCACAGTCCGCTGGATACATCGCGTTGCAGATTGTGTCCGCTGCCGTCTTTACCTCCATTAGCGGTCAGGGAATCACCGGCACTTGGAGCGGCACGACGATTCCCGCTGGCTTCACGATTGTTGGCAAGATCTCCAGCTTCCAGCTTGCGAGCGGATCTGTGATCGCCTACTTCGCTCGCCCGTAAAATGACTCTCGCGCTGTCACTCAATCTCTCGACATCGGATGATGTCATCGAGGTCATCTATCCCGCTATCCGGCGCGATATGATTCAAGAGGACGGCGTGTCTTTCGTTCTCCAAGAAGACGGAACTTCCAAGATTGTTTTCAGCCTTTCAACCGACTAACGCTCTCGACCTATGCCCGACTCTAAGATTACAGCCCTAACGTCGATCTCGACTTCAACCGATCCGGCAAACGATCCGTTGGTCATCGTTGACGTTTCCGATACGTCGATGGCCGCGACCGGCACGACGAAGAAGGTGACGCTGAACCAGCTCCTCGGCGCATCCGGCACCGCCACGCTCGCCTCCGCCACCATCACCGGCGACCTGACGGTGGATACCTCGACGCTGAAGGTGGACAGCGCGAACAATCGGGTGGGTGTTGTTAATGCGTCTCCCGCTGCTGCGTTGGACATTCTTGGAGGAAAAGATTCCACCAACGTAATCGTTGGCGCGCCTCTCAGCACTGTTGGCGGTGGAGCGTTTGCCAACTACTCTGAACTGCTGTTCAAGAACACCGCTGGATCAAACAGCGATGCTTCTATTCGCGCTTACGGAAACGTGTGGAACGCTGCTGGTTCACAACTTGCGTTTTTCACATCCAATAACAGCGCGGTTGCTGAACGTTATCGCATCGACAACACTGGAGTTAGCACTTGGTCCGTCGGCGGCTCCACCGCCATGACCCTGAACTCCACCGGACTGGGCGTAAAAGGAAGCCCAATTAGTCCGCTGACTGCTTATGGTGCCACTGTTGCAAAAGCTCCTGTGATGCTTTTGACGACGGTAGGTTCTCCTGATTACGGATGGGATTTCTCGGTTGATGGAGCGGTCAACGGAAACATGTTCATCCGCCGATTGGTTGCTGGAACAAAGACCGATGTCCTTGAGTTTGATCGGGCAACCGGCAACGTCGGCATCGGAGTTACGCCGAGTGCGTGGGCGGCTGGTTACAAAGCGATTCAGATTGCCGCAAGCCAATCGACCGCGCTGATGGGTTCTGGAAACCAGACTGAACTCACGACTAATGCGTTTTTTGATGGAGCGTGGAAGTATCAGGGTGCTGGTACGGTTGCCGCTTCGCGCTATTCGCAGCAGTCCGGTGTTCATTATTGGTATTCTGCTGCGGCTGGTGCTGCTGGAACCGCTATCGGATCTGGATTCACCAATGCGGCGATGACGCTGGATGCGAGTGGGAATTTGAATCTCGGTGTTACAAGTTCGCTGATTAACACGACTCGCAGACTTTCGGTTTCTGGAACTGTTGCCGCTGCATTGCAGAGTACTGGTGCGGCTACAGTTGAGACGATCAATGTTTGGCACACCGCTACTTCTGGAAACAACATCTTCGTTGATTTCGACACCGAAGCTGCTGTTACTAGCCGTGGTTCAATTAGCTACAATCGTGCGGGTGGTCTTGTTGCATACAATACGACTTCCGATTATCGCGCAAAGGACATCATTGGACCTGTTTCCAATAGCGGTTCGCTCATTGATTCGCTGAAAGTCTATGCTGGAAAGATGAAGGGCGCGACGATTGAGCGTCCGATGCTGATTGCCCACGAAGCGCAAGAGGTTGCTCCTTACGCTGTCACCGGAACAAAGGATGAAGTCGATGCTGACGGTAAACCGAAGTATCAGCAGATGGATGCTTCCGCTCTTGTTCCATTGCTCATAGCTGAAATCCAGTCGCTCCGCGCTCGCGTTCAAACCCTCGAAACCCGCTAATTTATGAACATCTCTTGGCTCATCGAACGCCTTCTCGTTAAGCCGACCGAAGGCACTCTCACCGATGTCGTCATCACCGCCGACTGGAGGTGCAACGGCTCGCAGGACAGCTACAGCGGCACCTGCTACGGATCCTGCTCGTTCGCTCCGCCGACTGGCAGCTTCACGCCGTATCCTGATCTGACGCAGGAGCAGGTCTTGAGTTGGTGCTTTGCCAACGGAGTCGATCAAGCGGCCATCGAAGCCAACGTCACCGCGCAAATCGAAGCGCAGATCAACCCACCCGTGGTTGCGCTGCCGCTGCCGTGGAATCCGCAGCCCGTTGTTGAAAACGTCGCTCCGGTCGCTGATACTGCCGCCTGATATGGTTAAGATCGAACTCACCACGGAGCAGGCCAACAACCTGCTGCAACTCATCGACATCGCGGTTAAGGCCGGGGGCATCGCCAACGCCAAAGTCGGACTGCCGCTTGCTGAAATCATCATCAACGCTGCTCATCCCAAGTCCGAGTAGCCATGCACCACAATCCCGACGGATCAACCAATGGTGTCGCCATCTCGTTGGCCACCGCTGCTACCGCCGGGATTGTGTCGCTTCTCCCGCAGCTAACACAGTGGTTCCAATTCGGGGCCGCTGTGTTGGCTTTTCTAGCCGCCGCAGTCGGGTTATGGAAAGCTCTCAAGAAATGAAAAACACGAAGACTACTATCGCTGGTATCGGTGCCATCCTCGTCGCTGTTGGCGGGGCTCTCAAAGCTCTCTTCGATGGCGATCCGTCCACCAACCTAGACCTGACTGCCACCATTGCCGCGGTGACCGCCGGCATCGGCCTGATCTGGGCCAAGGACGCCGAGAAGAAGGCCGAGTGAGCTGGATTTACCAGATCGTTCTGGCGTTCCTAGACTGGATTCGCAAGACACCACCCACCGATGTCCAACATGGCCAAGCACCTCAACAGCTCAAAGATGATCTGGCTGGCCGTATTGCCGACCTTCCTGGGCTGCCAGACGAAGGTGGTGATGGTCCCGCACGGTGACCCTGTGATGCTGGCCAAGCCAATCAAGGCCAGCGTCTACGCTTTCGACAAAGACAAGAAGCTGGTGGGACCGTCCAAAGTGACGCTGCCCGCCGGCTGGTACGTCCTGCCAAAGAACTGAACCATGGCCCAGCAAATCATCAACATCGGCGCAATCTCCAACGACAACACCGGAGACACGCTCCGAGGCGCAGGGCAGAAGATCAACGACAACTTCGACGAGATCTATGCCGCGCTGCCTTTGACGGCGCCGTCGACCTGGATGCCGGCGCTGACCGACTCAGGTGGCGGAAGGACGTTCACCTACACGGTCAACACTGCGCAGCATACATCCATCGGATTCGTGACCACGTTCACGGCCGATCTGACCGTCAATTCGGTCACAGGCACAGCTACAGGCCAGCTTCGGCTCACGCTGCCAGATACGGTGACATACACCACCGCTGCCGCTGTGTGGCTAACCAACGCCACAAACCAGGCCAAGACCATGATCATCGCCCGGGTGGTTGGAGGAACCAATTACCTCGAGTTTTCGGCCTTTGAAACCGGAGTTACATCAAGCCTGGCCGGGCATCTGCAGGCCACCAGCCGCTTGATTGTTTCTGGCGTTTACTTCACTGCCTGATGACCACTATCGGATCTAGTCTCCAGCAAGGCATGACGGTGCTCCAGCAGATGCTGGGGTCGCCCATGTTCATCTGGGAGGGCTCGTCGATCCGATGCATCCCGGCGGCTGTCACTGACAGCAACACCCCGGTGCCTGGTGGGTTCCAGGACAACGTGGCCTCGAGGATTCTGGTCAAGTTCAGCGACTGGAAGACCTGCGACAGCACGCTGGTCTCGATGGACACCACGCTCTACACCCTCGACCAGGGCACGACCTTTTCGAGGCTGCAGCGTGAGGATTCCGGATTTGTCTTGCTGGAGAACACCGACCGGGTGGCGCTGACCTTCTGCAAACCGCGGCCGGTGGTAGGGCGCACGCTGGTCTATCAGGGGCGCACGCTGCGCATCCTGTCCTGCCGGGTGGACGCCTCCGGCGCCTATTACAGCCTGGAACTGGGGGCCAAGACCAAATGAGGCCGGCCGTCTACATGGATGTCGACACCAGCCGGTTTGACGCTGCGCTGAAGCAATACCTGCTGACCACCAAGCGGGACCTTCACAAGGCCGTAAACGCCCGATTCTTTTACCTGCTGGTTCGCCTGTTCGTCCTGGTGCCGCCCAAGAGCCCATCGACTGAACGGCGCCGCATCGCCGACTACCTCGGACAGCCTCTAGGCGACGTGAATCGGAAGAGTAAGAAGACCGGAAAACGCATCGGCCGGTCCCGCCTGCTTCGCCGGGTGCACCTGATCGCCCAGGCCCGGGAGAACAAGTCCGGGCGACGAGGCCTGTATGGAAAAGACATGAAGGAGGCGGCCAGTTCTCTGATGCGTAAAAGCATCGCCTCGGTCGGCTACCTGCGCTCCGCGGTGGTCAAGGCCATCCGGATTTACAATCGTGGCTTCACACAGTTTCAAAGCCAGAAATGGAAACCGTTGGTGAAGCCTGCCGGCTACAAGGCGCCCAAGAAAACCAACGCCGCCCTGGTGGCCTTGGCGAATCAATACGGCCTGCCGGAGGAGAACGTGGCGGTGCACAAAGGCACCAAGGCGCACGGCGTCCAGGCTGTCCCAGGTTGGAATCCGACCGCCTTTGTCTCGATGCGCTCCGGCATCTCCGACAACCAATACAACCGGGTGGCCGGCATCTACAACCCGGCCATGCAGAAGGCTCTCGATGACGAGCTGGCCGAGCTTACCAACCACATGACCGAGGCGCTCCTTGCCAATGGACAGGTCCTGGAGGACAACGGGATCGACATCAAATGAACGCCGTCGCCCTAAGAGCTGAACGCGCCGTGGTCGATTATCTTACCGCGGCAGACTGGACCGAATCAGGTGCCGGAATCCCGACTTGCCTGACGTCATACAGCCACGGCCTTTTCACTGATCCGGATGAGCAGGACACAATGCCTGATCTTCCAATCGTGGTTCAGGCAACATCGGCACGCCCGGTTCAGCGATTCGACAGCACCTGCGAGGTCGAAATCTCAATCGAGTTTCAGTTCTCTGCGGACGATACCAGCGAATCGCAGATTCTCAGCTCGATGCATGTCCTAGACAACCTGCTCCTGCCGCTCTTCGACCAGACCGGGGCCTCAGCCCTGGATGCCGCCACAAACGATCCCAGCGGGCCGTTTACAGCGCAATTTGCAGCCCCACTTGATTTCGGGGCGTCATCCATTTCCAATAGGTCCAGGACGTTCACAAGGACCTTCACGCTTTACTGTTCGGCAACCACATAACCACCAATCACCATGGCTAACACTCAGGGCAGCAAATACATTTTTGGATCACCGGCCTCGCTGGCGCTTTATGATGCCGCAGGATCTCTGATCGTAACCGGGTATGTTTCTCCGGATATGGAGTCATACGACATCACGCACGAGGCGGACACCGAGGAGGTTCGCAATTCGGCCGGCGAGGTTGTCGGCCACATCGGCTACAACAACCGACTGACTCTTACACTCAATTTCATCCCGGCTGGCGCTTCAACGGCAAATGCTCTGTTGGCTGCTAGCCTTCCGGATGTCAATGGAACTTGCGTCATCACAGGCGCCCCTGTGATCAAGATGGGTGGATACACCGATGCCATCAATGGGGCCACTGGAAACCGTTGGATCTATGCTGGCGGCGGATCCATCAAGACCACACAGACCGGCAAGGCCACCGGAACCATCACGCTGAAGCGCTACGCGAACCTGACCGCCTCCGGCGCTGCCACCAACCTGTGACCGGCCTGGCCGACATTCTAAACGCCACGGCGAAGCCCTGCCCGGTGGTGCTAGGGCTTCGCATGGTACCGTTTACAGTCGGCCATGCAATCATGCTGCATCGGATGGGATCGCCTTTCGTCCTAGGCGGCCCGGTAGATGCAAACCAGCTTGTCGAAGCTGCAATCGTTTGCAGCCAGTCTGCCTCTGAATCTGCCAAGACAATGGCCTCAGTCTTCCATTGGGTGCCATTGCGCCTGATGCGGCGAAAGGTCGCCAAGGCAAACCTGGTCAAGGAATGTGAGACAATGCAGGAATGGGTGGCAGCACAGTCTGACTGCCCGGAAGTTCTTCGAGAGCCAGGAAGCCGAAGCCGGAAGCCTGCGATGCCTTGGACAGAACGGATCTTGGTGGGACTGATCAGCATTGGATTCTCGGAGAACACCGTGATGACCATGCCCGTCATCGACGCGGAAAGGTTGTTCCTGACTCATGCCGAAATGAACGGCCAGGTCGAGCTGTGGAACGATCAACAGGACGCGCTCTGGCGCTATGCCCAGGAAAATGCCAGCCTTAGGAACTGACGAATGGCCATCTTCTCACTCATCGCAAAGCTGGGCCTGGATGGTACGGCCTACGAGTCGGGCCTAAAGCGGGCCACAAGCCTGACAGACAAGTTCCGAGGCAGCGTCGGCGCCCAGCTCGGTGCCGCACTGTCTGTGGCAGCGGTGACCAGTTTCGTCTCGAAGGTAATCGAGACCACCGATGCCATTGGAGACCTATCGGAGCAGCTCAACATCAGCACCGATGACGTGCAGAAGCTGCAGGTGCTAGCCAGCCAGACAGGCGTCTCGTTTGAGACCATGGCGAAGTCTATCACCAAGGTTTCACAGGAGCGCCTCAAGGCGGTCGAGGAAGGCGGAAAAGCCCGCGAATATTTCGCAGCCCTCGGCATATCGGTGGCCGAGCTAAACGACCGCAGCATCTCAAACATCGACCTGATCAACAGGATGGGGCAGGCCCATCAGAATGCCGGAAGAAGCGCACAGACTCAGGCTGCGATCATGGAGCTTTTGGGCGAGAAGGCATTCAAGGCTGCCGGCGCCATTTCCAAGATCAACGATCTCGGCCCGATCAATCTGGTGACCAAGGACCAGATCGACGCCATTGGACGCATGGCCGACCGTATCGACGAGATCAAACGGCAGATGCTGGTGCAGGCTGTGCCTTCAGTGAACTTCTTCGCCGATGCCATAGAACGTGCGGTGAAGGATGCAGAGAACCTGGACGACGGCATGAAAGGCATCTTCCAGATGCTGACAGGCCGCGGATCTGTGCTGAAGGCTGCGATCCAAGAAGCCTATTCGTCGCCGGAGGATGCGAACCGGAGGTTTGAACCGCTTCCAGTGGTGCGAGGCACTCTTTCCAGGGTCGACATCAAGAACAAGGAAAGCATCTCGGCTCTAAGCGCTCAGATGCCATCCTGGGCTTCTGGATTGCTGAACCAGAGCAAGGCGCAGACTGCCGAGATGCGAGCGGTGCGCATCAACACTGGCCGCACCGTGCAGGCGATGGAATGATCTGAATCATGGCAACGATCCAAGGCATCCCGAATCCCAACAACTTCGAGTACATCGAAGTGTCTCGGAGGTTCGACAACTCCGGGGCAAACACTGGGCCTGTCTGGACCTTCGTCTATCGAGGAAGCAAAGATGCTTTAAGACTGGCCAGCCTTGAGTGGAGCCGGGTCGGTGCGAAGTACACCATCAACGAGGAAGGCCCTTATTCTGAGGCTACTGTCGTTTACAGCGGCACCACGGTCGACCCCGGGGAACCGATCACATCGGCTCCAACACCTGTCGCAGGCCAGGAAATCCCGGACATCCGCTACGAGTTCCGGACTGATTACAACGAGGTTTCGCTGTTCTCGCTGCCTGCCGTGATCGCCGAGGCCACGTCGACCGGCAACATCAGCCTCTACAAGTTCCTGATCGAAACCGCGGTGAAGAACGGCGAAGCGCTTCCGACGCCTCCAGAGAGCAACATTGGCAATTTCCCGGTGGCACAGAAGGTCTGGCAGATGCTCAACCGCGGCCAGGATTCGTTCTCGATGCCCCGGAACGTGCTTACCCGTTACGCCACGTTCTCAGGCAACCTAGGTCTGCCGCAGACACCGCAGACGATCCCGCCCGTCTACACTCCGTTTGCCTTCGTGCAGGCCTGGAACCTGTTTGGCATCCAGAATATGCTGCCGACGCCTCCATCGGACCCGATGCTGACACCTCCTGGTACAGCTTGGGGATGGCGCCAGACGAACTATGCCACCAATCTGATCATCAAGACGAACCAGGTCGAACAGACAATTTCCTGGACCTTCGCCCCTTGGGATCTGCTGGTCTATCCTTTCATCTAACCACAACAAACACCTCTACAATCTATGGCAGACGAGATCCAAATGACGGCCCGGCTTTATGCGTCCAAGAATGGCGCCTACCTGCCGTCGGTCACCTACACCAAAACCGCCACGATGGTCGGCACCGATATGGGCAGCCAGACCCAATTGATCGGCACCTCATCCTCCGAGGTTCTCGACGTGCCTGTCGACGTCACCAGCCCATACAAGCTGCTGATCTCCAACCTGGATTCGACCAACTACGTCGAGCTGTCGTTCACCTCTGGATTCTCCGCTGGCGCCGGCACCATGCGTCTGCCGGCCGGTGAGACCATGTTGATCCCGTACATTTCCACCAACCTTTACCTCATTGCCAACACCTCGAACGTGACGATCCAGGCCACGTTCTGCGAGATCTAACCGAGGACCCGCCATGGCTAACGAGATCGAGATGTCTGCGAGGCTCTTCGCCGCCAAGGGCGGGGCCTCAATCAACCCTAATGTGTGGACCGCGGTGGTCAACATGACCGGCCGCGATATGGGCCAGCAGACCCAGGACGTCGGCACCTCCGACGAGACCCTGGATCTGACGGCCGATCTGGCCACGCCCTACAAGCTGCTGATCTACAACATGGATCAGCTAAACGGGTGTTACATCGGGCCTTCGAGCCCATACAGCTTCATCATCCCGCCTGGTGAGTTTATCCTTATTCCGCGGGTCGAGGCGACGATGTACGTCAAGGCGATCAACAGCCCGGTGAAGATCTTCGCACAGTTCTGCGAGATCTGATTCTGCCATGCCGATCCAACTGCCTGCAAAGCTGTCGGAGCGCGGTCTCAAGTCGGATCACGCTCGAGCGATCAATCAACTGATCGAGGCTGTTCGCCGGGTCCAGCTTGTCGCCGGGCCTGGCCAACGGGTCGAGCAGAATGCAAACGGTACCGTGCTGAAGATCCAGCCCGGCACCGGCACCGTGCAGACCGCCGAGGAATCCTGGTTCTATTGATCCATCATGCCGTTCGCAACCGACCGCCGGGAGAAGATGTGGACGGCGTCGAACCTGAACAGCCTTTACGGCAGGTTCGACCAGAAGTGTGACCGGGTGCTGTCCGGAAAATCGCCGCTTTTTGCCAACAGCAAGGACGGCGTCTGGCAGGGCCAATATCCCTATGGCGTCTGGTACGTTTACCGCGGCGATCCTGATGCCTGCAAACGGCTTCGGTCGGACAATGCTGTCGGTCCAGATTACATCCCGGGCATCGGCACCAACTGGCGGGACGATCACAGCCAGGTGCAGGCAGGTATCGAGCTGTCGAAGCTGGAGAACAAGCACCTCGACGTCGAAGGCGGCCAGGTCTATGTGGACCGCTACGTCACCGCGGGCGATCCATTCACCTGTGACGTGGCCTCGATCCACTACAGTTTCGAGATCCCGCAGCGACAGGTGGCCGGTGTGTCCTACGACGTGCACCTGGGATGGGACCCAACGACACCGGGGTTAAGTTCCTATGTGCGAGGCAGCCTTGGCGCCGGAATCGACCCGACGCTGCCTCCAGGACGAATGCACAAGCACCGCCTGGCAGTCGCCGAGATTGCGCTCGAAGGCATCTACGAGTTCCGTATCCTTCGCAGTTATCAGCGCTACGACTGCTGGCGGGTGCACAACTGCGGCACCAGGAACGCCGTGGTGCTGCTGCAACTGCCCGATGGCAGCTCCGACAGGCAGTTTGTGGCTCCAGGCGCCTGCAGGGCATTCAGACGCAAGCCAGACGGCACCTGGGCCTACCGATTCCCCGGGGGCAGCCTCTGCCGCTATTTCTTCCCGTATTTCACCGGGGACGTTCCATTCTTCGCGGGCGGCCCTCCGCAATGGTCGGTCGGCTCGACGCAATCGGAGTTCCTGGCACTCGAGAGGTCGGCTCAGGCCAACAACGTGGCCAATCCGTTCATCCTGATGGAATGGCGCCGGGTGATGGGTGCGGTGCACGACCCGTTTGTGCCCTACGACATCCGGCAGATTTACTCCGGCGTTTACGACGATCCAGTCGAGGCAAACACCACCATCGGGGACGCCGTGTTCACCTGGGGACGAGCCCGGGTCGAATGGTCGAACAGCAACGGCGACATTATCCGACGGGAGATGAGGATCTTCCGGGGCATCACCAGCTTCGTCCAAAGCCTGCAGTCTCTGGGCATAACCGTGACACAGAATTCCACCAACCTGGTGCTGACGTCCTACACCGGAGTCATCCGAATCTATCCGGTCGACGCCAACATCTTCACCACGGCCACCCTGCCATACTGGGAGATCGGAGGCAGCCCGGTGACCATCTCGACGATTTACCCGTCGACCTATGTGCGGTCGGATGTGGTCAACTTCCTAGCCACAGGCACATGGAAGCCTGGGAACGAGCCGACGATCTTCGACACCATGCGCAACCTGCGCAGGAAGGTGGCTGTCGAGGAGGGATTTCTGAACGTCTACACAGACGCCGTCGACATCATCGACGAGAAGGTTTCAAACGTCACGCTGACGCCGATGGGGCTGATGCTGCGAGCCACGAGTGCCACGGGAATCGACGGAGACACTTTGCTGGGCTTCGAGGCTAAGGCCGACAACGAGTCGCTATGGGTGTTCGACAGGCCACCGAATTGGGGCGTCGGCCCGTGGTTCAACACCCGATACACGGCGACGACTCGGACATACTACCTGCACCAGCAGCGCAGCACATCGTCTCCGCAATGGTCGAAGGCGGTCCCAGGGATGTCTCTGGCCGTCACCAGCGGCCTCTGGAGTTCCGAGGCAGTCGACTGCGCATTCGTTCCTCCTGGAGGCCCCTGGGGCTTCTCCAGCTCGATCTACGACGACGAGAAGGCCCGGGCCTACGGCTGGGCAGAAGGCAGCACCGATTCCCGCGGGTGGGGCGCCGACTACTGGCAGAACAAGTGGGGTGGTGCCGGCGCTGTCGATGCTTTCGTTCGCATCCCAGGCAGCCCCAATAAGACCAGCCAATACACGCAGGCGGTCGATCCTTTCAACGGCGACTCGTTCGCCATATCGAGCACCAGGGACGACATCTTCAAGGATGCAGACAGGCCTTCCATGGCATCGACGGTGCCTCTGGCGCCGAGCCCGACATCGACAACCTATTCTGACGGCCTGACCGACTTGTCCTGGACGAATGGATGGGACCAGGAGGTGTTCAACGTGCCGTACTATTCGCCGGAGAATCCGGACCTTCCTGGAGGCGGCCCCATGTTCCACAAGATCCCCAAGTCGACCTGGCTTTGGAACCTGCTGGAATGGTCGGTCAGAGGCTGGACCAAGGCCGTGCCGCTGTGCCTCGGCCAGGACGTCTGCCCTATCTACGACGCCTCCGGAACTGCCCGGGTGCTGGGCGTGCTGACGGTGGGGATGCTGCTTCTAGGCAGCACAGGCCGGGAATCAGGCCAGACGATTCCGTCCTACTACATCAGCGAAGAGGCCTACGACATTTTCATCGCCAACGGCGTGGTGGCCTACAAGGACCAGGACCCGGGTGGGAATGATTACTGGTACGTTCCCGCGGTCAACCTGGCCACCTTCTGCGATAGCCAGGGCTTCACAGCCTGGGCCTTCGACACCGAGAACGGCAGCCCATACGAGACCACCCCGGTGGCCGCGACAGCCTGGGACAACCTCCGGAACTATGGCACCGGCGAGCGACGGCAGTCGGCATCCTATCTCGATGTGAGCACCGGGAACTACGTTTACCTGACAATCAGGTACGTCGATCTACGCCTTCCCAACGAACTGGCCAGCTAGTCGATGTCCTAAGAGATTGTCGTCGGCTGTTTTTCATGCTTGCAATAAAACGTGATTGCTGTTCCACAACGCAAGCGGGTGATGGCTGTCGGGTGTAGCCACGGCAATCGCGCCAACCAGGACGCCCTGGCGGCGGTGCTGCTTTTCCGCGAGCAATTCAGGCCCGACGAGGTGATTCACCTAGGTGACGCCTACGACCTGGCCAGCCTGCGTGCGGGTGCTCTCACCAACCCGGCAGAGTCTGATGCCGCGGACGACTACCTGGACGACATCGAGCGAGGCCGGGAGTTTCTGGATGCGCTCAGGCCAACGGTGTTCATCCTCGGTAACCACGACCAGCGGGCGCTCAAGTTCATGGCCCACCATAACACCGTGGTGCGCGGTTTCGCCGAGGCTATCTGGGCCAAGATGATTCAACCTATCGAGAAGCACGCACGGGTCTTCATCAAGCACCACGACGTGCTGCCTCGGAGCTGGTACAGGCTCGGCGGATTCCAATGGGGCCACGGCCTGCTCTACAGCGAGAATTTCCTGAGAGACACCGCAGAGACTTGGGGCAACACCGTGGTGTCCCATGCGCATCGCGCAGGCATGGCTACAGGGCGCCGGAGCGACAATCCGGTGTGCTTGTCGCCTGGCACGCTGGCGGACGCGCCGTGCATGGATTACGCGCTGCGGAGACGTGGTACGCTGGCCTGGTCCCATGGCGTGGTTTTCGGGGAGTATACCGAGGACAGCGCCCAGCTTTACGTTCACCAATGGTCACAGGGGGAAAAACGATGGAATCTTCCGAGCTTCTAAGACGCATCAGGCACGAGCTGCAGCGCAAAGTCGAGGTGCCTGATTCCGAGTGGAAAACCTCGAGGCAATGGGCCAAGCTGTGGGGCCTGCAACAAAGCCAGACCAACAGGCTTCTGTGCAGCGCTGTCGAGACCGGAGTCATGGAGACAAAGCTATTCCGAGTACCATGCCCGTCCCGCGGCAGCTACCCTGTGCCACACTATCGAGAGATCCCGAAATGACCGACATTGTCTCCAGCACCATCCAAGAACGCGGCAAGGTCTACGGCGAGCCACACCACAGCCACACCAACATCGGCCTGTCCTGGACCGGCCTGATTCAGCAGCACTACGGCATTACGCTTCCGCACGCACTGCCCGCGCACCTGGTCGAGCTGATGATGGTCGCCTTCAAGGTGCATCGAGCCAGCCGCGTGTTTCACGCCGACAACTACGTCGACCTGCGGGCCTACGCAGCCTTCGCCGAGCACGGCCAGGAGCATCCTGGAGAACCGTTTGTGCCCAAGCAGTGACACCAGTTTGGACCGCATAAACATTGGGTTTTCGATCAAAAATGTAAGAAAGTGTAATTTGGTGTTGCATGGTCAAGTGGTTTGCTGCAGCTTGATCACGTCGCCGCTGCGTGCGTTATCGCAGCACGGGGGAATGCGCATCCGACCAACGCATCAATTTCCACTCCATGAACACCATCTCCAACCTCATCAGCGCACTGATCATCGTCGAGTCGAGCGGCAACGACATGGCCATCGGCGACGGCGGCAGGGCCATTGGCCCGCTGCAAATCCATCGCGAGGTGGTGCTCGATGTGAACAAGTTCACCGGGTCGCACTACCGGCACCAGGACATGACCAACCGGGCGCAGGCCCGTGCCGTGTGCGAAGCGTACCTGCGGCACTACGGCAAGGGCGCGACACCAGAGCAGTTGGCTCGGCGTTGGAACGGTGGCCCTAAGGGCGACACCAAGACTTCGACCGAGGCCTACTGGGCCAAGGTCAAGAAGCACCTGAAATGAAGACCATCAACATCAGCGACGACACACACAAGGCACTTAAGGCATATTGTATGCGAACCGGAACGAAACTGCAGGCCATTGCCGATAAGGCGCTGGCCGCGTGGCTCAGGAGGACTTTGAAGTGAAGCGCATCCTTGCAATCGACCCAGGCCTGTCGGGCGGCATCGCGCACTTCTCCGATGGGCGTGTGATCGTCGAGCCGATGCCGGCCACCGACGGCGACGTGCGGGAGGTGCTCATCAACTACCTGTCGCAGAGTGACGTGGTCTACATCGAGAAGGTGGGAGGGTACATCGGAGGCAAGGGTGCCCCTGGCAGCGCGATGTTCAACTTCGGGCGCAACGTCGGCTTCCTGCACGGACTCATCGCATCGATGCTTGTGCGCTGCGTCGAGGTGCCGCCGCAGCGCTGGCAGAAGACCATCGGCGCCGGGAACAGCAAGACCCATGGCACCCGCTGGAAGGCGCACCTCAAGGGCATCGCGCAGCAGCGCCAGCCGGGCATTCTGATCACGCTCAAGACCTCGGACGCTGTGCTCATCCTGGAGCACGCCATGATCGCGGAGGGACTCAAGTGAAGCCGGACATGAGTAAGGCAGTGGCCGCGGGATGGATCAGCTATCCGGAGCAGTCCGAGGTGAAGCAGCGGGTGATGTCACGCAACCTGGCACAGGCCGTCGAGGCATTCGACTCCGGCTTGGCCTGGCGGATGTGGGACAACGGAGCAACACGGGACCAGATCGCCAAGACTATCGGCTGCAGCCGCAGCGGTGTGCGGGCTGTGATCGAGCACGGGAGGATCAATCGATGAACAACAAAATTAACGACGGAGGACCGGCGTTTCCGCTGCAATCAATCGGGCCAGAGTTTCAGCCGGGATATTCCGGAATGACCCTCCGCGACTACTTCGCGGCGGCGGCGTTGCAGGGGTTCTGTTCAGCTTGGGGACACGACATAAAATCGGCAGCGTATGCTTATGAGTTGGCCGACGCGATGCTCAAAGCGAGGGAGGTGAAGCCGTGAGCGAAATCACAACACCAATCGCTTTCTGGTTAGCTTGGATATTTGGTATTTTGGGCGTGTTTTTGGGTAGCTGTATTGGAGAAAAGAAAATTGAAAAACAAGCCATCCGCGCAGGAGTCGCCTACTACACCAACGACGCGAGCGGATCGGCGCAGTTCAAATGGAAGGAGTGCAAATGAATCCAGAACAACAACGAATCGCCATCGCGGAAGCGTGTGGAAAGTGGCATTCCGGATGGCCCCATGAATACATGAATCAATCCGACCGGCTTAGACACATTCCCAACTACCTCAACGACCTCAACGCTATGCATGAGGCGGAGAAGGTGCTGACACCAGAACAACTTGTAGACTACTGCGCGTTCAGTCTCCGCGTCGCAACTGGAGATGGTTGCGTTACGGACTACAAAATGATTCGCGCCACCGCAGCCCAACGCGCAGAGGCTTTCATACGCACGATTGGTAAATGGGAGGAAGCAAAATGAACCATAATGGTAACGCCAACAAAATGGTCAGCGATACTCCGAGGACGGATGCGTCGTACTTCAAAGACCGGATCAAGGTATTAGATGAATCAAATGCTGTATCGTTGACATACAGCATTCTCGATATTCAAAAGGAGAACGAAGCGTTGAAGGCCCACATCAAGCGGCTGGAGGAGGCGGGAGACAGGATGGATTTGTACGCTTCCCCACATGATTCAGATAAATGGCATGAAGCCAAGGAGGCCAAGCCGTGAGTCATCCGCAGCACATGGACGTGGCCTTCGTCTACCGGCACTACTTCACCAACCAGGTGATCGTGGTCAGCTTCGAAGGAGCCCATGACATCGGGCGCAGCCGTGGCTGCCACGACTGGATACACGTCAACACCATCAACCCGGTCACAGTACTGAACTCCGTTGTTCAGGCCAAGGGCCGAGAGCGGGCAAACATCATCAGGAAGCTGGGAATCAAACCATGAAACCACCCACCCCCATGGTCGACGCCGTGGCCTTCACCATCAACCGGGACGAGGTCGTCCACATATACCCGGCTAACGAGGTTGTGTCTGCGCAGTTTGCAAGAGGGCTGGAGGCAGGCCTTGCTAAAGCGCTACGGCAGATAGAGGAGTTGCGGGCTCAGAAACGAGAGATTGTGGCCTGCATTGAACTTTTTGAAAGCATGACAGAGGGCAAATGATCACCAAACTGCACGAACTTCCCAGCGACCACCCGCTGCGCAACACGGCGCTCAAGGACATAGACGTGCGCATCAAATGCCGGCACACCGGGGCAACACGCGATCCTCGCACCTGGAAGATCAAGAACGACAGCTACAACCGGCTGTGTGAGAGCTGGCAGAACAACTTCGATTTCATCATCCAACCAAAAACACCATGATTGAGAAGGTAGTGGCAAAGAAGCTGAAGCGCGGCGACGGCGTCTACTGCATCAGCAAGCAGGACGCTGGCGCGATCCACAAGGCCGCGAAGGCCTACAAGACCGAGATGACGTCATTCTGGACACGCAAACGCGGAAAGGCCTCGAAATGATCACCGACCGCGATGTGGCCAGGACGATGGTCGAATACGGCGGCAGCTTCGTCTCCAAGCTGGGCGCAGCGGCGCTGGCTGCTGATCCTAGCAACATGAAGAAGCTGCGCGATGCGTTCCAGGACTACTGGGCCGAGTACGCACGCATGGCCAAACAGATTTCGGAGGTCGAGAAACAGGCCTCGAAGTAAGACAACAACAACACAAACACAGAGCAACAGATGGGTATCACAGTCACAAGCAACAAGGGCGGCGGCAATTTCGAGCCGTGCCCGGAATACACCGGCCGGGCAGTGTGCGTCGACATCACGCCATTGAAGGCCTACGAAACCCAATACGGCACCAAGCAGAAGTTCAAGATCGCCTTCGAGCTGGACCTGATCGACAAGAGCCGCAACCCGGCCCAGCCCTGGGTGGTGATGACCGCCCCGATGACACCGAGCCTCCATGAAAAGGCCGGCCTGACCCGGTTCCTCAAGGACTGGTTCGGGCGACCTTTGACGGCCGAGGAGACAAACAACCTGGACCTGGACAGCCTCATCGGGCGCCCGGCTACCGTGGTGATCGTCCATGAGAAGAGCCAGGACGGCACCAAGACGTTCGCCAACATCAAGCTGATCATGCCGCACAAGCATGGCGAGGCCTTGAAGCCATCCGGCCTCTGGGTGCGCCTGGCTGACAGGCCGCCCAAGGAAGACGACAAGGTGACCACCGATGTGCCGGCAACGGCTTCGCCTGTGAAGCTGGCAGACGTCAAAGTGCACGTCGGCAAATTCAAGGGCGTGCCGCTGTCTGAGCTGACGTCCGACGCTGTGCGCGGCCTGGCCGAGCACTGGCTGCCGAAGGCTAAGGTCAACAGCGGAAAGACGCCTGAAGACATCATGCTCATCGCCGCGGTTACAAAGCGCCTCGAGGAGATCGAAAAGGCGGAAGACCCCAGCTTCGACGACGTGCCTTTCTGAGCCATGAGAGCATACCAGAAGCTGCAGCACATGATCCCAGAGGTGCTGCAATTAAAAGCCCAGGGATTCACCATCACCAAGATCGCAGGCGTTCTCGGTGTTTCAAAGCAGAGGGTGAGCCAGATCGCCCAGGCCGCCAAGGTCAAGGCCGAGATCCAGGCCCAGTGGGGCTGGCCGTTCTCCACCAGGACATTCAACGTCATGGAGCGCATGGCCATCCAGAACAAGGAGCACGCCCTGGCGCTCTATAACAGCGGCCACCTGCATCCAAACTCCATCCGCGGTTTTGGGTGGGTGAGCTACGCCGAGATCTGCGAATGGCTTGGCGTGCAGATGATGCGCAAACGGCCAGGCGCAATCGCCAACATCTGCCCGTACTGCGGCAAATGATCTGACACTTTCCGGCCGCCCGTTGCTGCCGGGATTCATGGGGACTGCCGGGGGTGCGCATCGGGACAAACGCACAACAACTTCAAACACTTCCAACAATGCCAGCCAATCCAACCATCATTTTCGACATTGAGACCGGGCCTCTGCCGGTCGACCAGCTATACATCCCGCCTTTCAACCCGTCCGACGTGAAGCTAGGCAACATCAAAAACCCCGACCTGATCGCCGAGAAGATCCAGAAGGCCGAGGAAAGCCATACCGCCGACTACATCCGAAATGCCGCCCTTGACGCCTTATCCGGCCAGGTGCTCTGCATCGGCTACCGTTTCCAGCACGACAAGCCCGCGGTGCTGTGCTGCGACGCCGACGGCGAGGCCGTGATGCTCATCCAGTTCTGGCGCCTGCTGTCCGACCTCGAGCGGCAGCCGAAGCTGGTCGGCTTCAACATCAAGTCGTTCGACCTGCCATTCCTCATTAAACGGAGCTGGAAGCACCGCATCCAGGTGCCCTATTGGCTGCGCCAGGGACGCTATTGGAACGACCTGGTCGTCGATCTGCGCGAAGTCTGGCAGCTTGGTGACAGCCGGGCGCACGGCAGCCTGGCCTCGATCTGCAGGCACCTAGGCCTAGGTGAGAAGGCAGGCAATGGCGCCGACTTCTCGTTGCTGTGGAACACCGACCGCCAGGCAGCCATCGACTACTGCCTGCAGGACATCAAGCTGACGCAAGCGGTGGCAGACATCCTGATCCCGGCATACTGATGACCACACAGCCAGACAACCTGTCGCCCGAGGCAGAATACCGATACCAGGAGCGCCTTGGTATCCTCTGCGGTGCCTCGGAGCCAACCGATGAACAGCACAGCCTGGCCCTGATAGAGGCGCTGCAATACGACCGCAAACAGGAGCTGGACAGGCAGAAGGCGGTCAGCTAGTGAACAGGAAGTCGACGTGAGCTGTAGGAGGTGAGCGTCGAACCCAATCGAAGGACATGACAACTTTTATCCCCACCACCACAGGCATTCGCAGTTCCTTCCTGCGATCTCCTACCCTGTGCCTGGTGGGGATTTTCGTTTGAATCATGACCTACTCTGAAAAGCTCCAAGATCCGCGGTGGCAGCGCAGAAGACTTCAGGTTTTAGAAGCTGCTCAATTCAGTTGCCAAGACTGTGGTGAGAAAACCAAAACGCTGCACGTCCATCACGGTCGATACGAAAAAGGAAAAGAGCCATGGGAAGCAATGGATTGCGATCTGATGTGCGTTTGCGCCGAATGTCATCGCCATCGCCAGTCGCTTGAGGATGAGGTAAAAGCTGGAATGTCATGCTTGCCGTACAATCTTCTGGATGCGCTAGCAACAACGGCGCTGATGATGGGCCACGTTGGATTGAATATGGAAAGTAGGTTTGGAGACGATATGGCCCGCGTCGTTATCAAAACCGTGCAGTCAAAATACGCCTCATGGAACAACGTCGAACAATTCTAACACCATGAGAATCAGGTCAATCAAACCGGAGTTCTGGGAGTCCGAAAGTCTTGGAAGGGTTTCAAGGGAAGCGCGTCTGCTTTTCATTGGGCTGTTCTCATGCTGCGACGATCACGGGAGGGCTCGCGCATCCTCGCGACTCCTCGCGAGCCGTCTTTTCCCTTACGATGACGACGCTTTGAAGAAGCTTCCATCGTGGATTGCGGAGCTTCAGAAGGAAGGGTGCATCCGCCTCTACAAAGCCAACGATGAAACCTTTCTGGACATTCCAAAATGGCTAAATCACCAGAAAATCGACAAGCCATCGGCATCAAAGCTTCCTCCATTCGAAAGCATTCGAGAGGATTCGCGAGGGTTCGAGAAAAATAGTCTTGGAACAGGGAACAGGGAAAGGGAACAGGGAGATGAGGCGACGACTATCGTCGTGACGGAGGTTCCTGTGAAACCTCTTTGGGGAATCAATTTCGGTCTAATCATGCCTGAGAAGCTGAGGACCGAGGAATGCCTTGCTGCTGTTGAAACCTGGCTGGCCTACAAGTCGGAGCGCAAACAGCCATACAAGCGCATCGGCCTGTCTAAAGCATTGGAGGCCTGGGCAAATGACTTCAATGCCTCGACCTTCCCGGCTGCCGTTAATCATTCCATCGCCAACAACTATCAAGGCATCTTTGCTCCTAGAGCTGCTCTTGCCCCTGCGGCTGCCGTATCCCCCGCGGCCAGGACGCTCAGCCTTAACCCGGCCGACTACCAATGAGCGACCCATTCTTCGCCGAGGATGACGAGTACGGCCTGATCGGCGCCTGCCTTTCCGGTGGTAACGACGTTTGCCATGAGGTGTTCTCGAAGATCCCCTCTGAAGCATTCCAGAACGAGCGGCTGCGCAGCGTTTACGAGGTGGCTAAGGGGCTGGTGGCCAAGAGCGACCCGATCAACCTGGCCTCAGTGGTCAAGGAATGGAAACGCTCGATGCCTCAGAGCATCCCGCCTTTCGAGGAATTGAATCGAGCTGACGAGGTATGCCCAAGCCCGGCCAACCATCCGGCATTCACCCAGGCGGTGCTCGAGGCCCACCACCGTCGCCAACTACGAGCCGCTGGGGACCGTTTGATACGTGAGGCCGCTGTCTCCACCCTGTCCGTCGATCAAATCGTCTCCAATGCCGAAGCAGGGCTCACCGTTGAGGCCTCCAAGGAAGAGGTGCAATCCTCCAAGTCGGTGGTCGGCCGGTTCATCGACGCCACCCAGGAGCGATTCTCAAGGAAAGGCCACCTGTCCGGAGTCACCTCCGGGTTCCGGAAGCTGGACCAGATGACCGATGGTTTTCAGGCCGGCGAGCTAGCGATCATCGCAGCCAGGCCGAGCATCGGTAAAACAGCCATTGCAATCGCCATCGCCAAGGCTGCCGCCATAGACGCCAGAATCCCCACCCTGTTCATCAGCCTGGAGATGTCCGATGAATCCATCGTTCGCCGGATGGTCTCGACCATTGGCTCTGTACCCATGCACGACATCAAGACAGGTGAACTTGACGAAGGAGGGATGCGTGCAATGGGGGCAGCCACGGCCAGGATCGCAGGCAGCCCGATCCATTTCGCTTCTGGCTCCGGTATGTCAGGCATCGCCACTATCACCGCGGTGATCCGGCGTGCCGTGCGCAAATGGGGCGTTCGCCTTGTCCTGGTCGACTACCTGCAGAAGATTCATGGCAGCCGTGCCGCAGAAAAGCGCACCTACGAGATCGCCGAGGTGAGCGGCAAGCTGAAGGCCGCGGCTGCTGATACCAAGGCCGCCGTGGTCGCCCTGGCCCAGCTCAACCGTGAGAACGAGAAGGCAGCCCCAAGGGCGCCACGGCTGACCGACCTGGCTGACTCCGGGCAGATCGAGCGTGATGCCGATCTTGTCCTGCTGCTCGATAGGGTTCGCAATGAGCCCAAAGGCGAAGCTATCATCGCAATCGCAAAGCAACGCGACGGCGAGTGTGGCGTGGTGCCTCTATGGTACGACGGCCAGTTCTGTCGGTTCTCTGATCCATCACCGCTATTTTAACAAATGATCCCACCATACGAGATTGCCAGGGCCAAGCTGCTGGCAGAAGCAAAGCAACTGGTCAGCTACGGCATCAAACAAGGCTGGATGTCCTACCCAATCGGCACCCAGCTCGATGCCAATGGAACGCCCATCAACGTGGTCGAGCCAGACTACGAGCTGACATCAAGCGGTCACAGCCCTGAGCTATGCCGTAAAGCCTATTATCTGCGAGACCGTGGTTTAACACTCGAAGAT